CGCACAATGGGAAGCACTCCAGTCTAACAAGTGGTTTGACAACAACTTCACTATCCCTATTCGTATTAAAGCAGACAGGAGCCAGTCAGGTACTGATGAAATATGGACTCTCCCCGGCGCACAAATCTTTCCGAGTGCCGGCGCGTTACAAGCTACTGACACTATCCGTGATTTAGTAAGTAACATACCAGGAGTTAGTATTCCTAAGTTCAAGTTCGACTACGGTGAAGGTGAGTTGCGCCCAAGTCAGTCTGAAGTAAACCCAATGTCTAAAGGTAGTGCTACCTTTGTACAACGTGAAGGTTCTCCCTTCCTTAAAACGCTACTCGGTTTCCTGGATGAGAACTACTTGTTTGACTATGACCTGAGTGCCGGGTACGAGATGGATAAAGACTACGCTCTCGGTATGGACAAGAAACAATATGCCTTGTTCAAGCTGTGGTTACGTCCCATGGCTAACTTGCTAAACGCTATGCCCACTCAGGTTATGGGGCGTGCTCCGTCTCTTAACCGAGCCACGGGCGAGTATAAAGAAGGTGAACGTTCTGTCTTTACTGGTCAGTACCCACACTGGACTTCAGCTAACACTCCTAACTTCTTCGGTGAAGGCGTGTTCTCAGACTTCCTGAAAAACATGAAGCTCCAGCCGATGCCTTTCGACACCTACATTAATCAGGAGTACACCATTGGTAACATCACCAATCAAGTCTACCAAGCCAAGGACATGATGGAGAAGGTACGAAAAGAACTGGCTACCACTAAGCCTGATGACACGGCTAAGATTGAGCGGTTACAACAGAGAGCCCAAGAGACTACTCTTCTTTATGTACACTTACAGAGTGAGTATGAAATTTACAGACAGTGGCGTAAACTGAATAACATCCCTCACCCGAAGGCTGTTAAACGGATTATGCAGGAGAACTTGAAAGTCAGTGACCTGTTACCGGAACAAGACCGCCAACGAATCTACCAAGAGAATTGGGACAAGTACATGAATTACTTTACGTACTAACCATATAGACAAAAAAAAAGCGGAGGCTCACCAGTTAAGGCAAGCCTCCGCAATTTGTTATAGGTGTAACGTGTGTTGAATAAAGTGGACTAGGGGATGAGCTGCAAGCCCGAAGGCTACGTGTTCTAGCAGGTGTTGTAACAAGTGCTTAACGATGTACAGTGACAGCGTGGCGCGTAGGAAAGCGGGCTTCAGATTCATTCTATTTACCTTGTTTAAATTTTTGTACAGTATCCAGGAACTTCCGACGTACATCAAAGTTAGGGTTGATGATGACCTCGGAAACTAAGGCGTGATAGTCTAGCCAGATTTCATGTTCATCGTGGTTGGCGTCTAATCCTTGACGGATAATCTCCTCACCACGTAGCATGAGCTTAGGGTACAGACCTTCAGCATCTTTGTTAATCAGTCGAGCTAAGTTAATCATAGGAGACCATCCTCTTTCATATCACGGTGGGCATCAACACAGGCATTGAAGTCTTCACGGGCTGCCTGCCTATACTCATCTTTGTTTTTAAAGAACTCAGCATAGGCTCGGACTACATTCTCGTAACACTTGGCTTGACGTTCACCGTGTAACACGTGTTGACGTGCATTGTGTACGAGTACATCTTCTAAGAATGCAGCTTGACGTTTCTCATCAAATTCAAAAATGTCTGGTTTGTTAGGGTCGAAGTGTCCGTTCATGATAACCTCCTAGTGGTCAAAGTGTAAAGCACTTTCGTAAATGTCAGGCTTAAGGTTGGCGTGTTTCTCTGGGTACAAGAAGTCAGTGACGTAATTACGTAGCTTACCGTAATCATTTTTCTTACGGTCAACCACATAGAACAGCTCCGGTTTAACGTAGTCGTAGTCACCAATGTACAGTTTGAGCAAGCCAGTGTCAGACCACGTCTTGTGAGTACCGTCTTTAAGCTTCTCAATTTTGGGTGGTGGAACTTGGCAGAACAAGGGGAAGTCCTCCCATGACTCACACTCATTGAATGCTTTGACCAGACCCAATGCACGTTTGTGACGTTGCTCGCGTTGTTCCTGGGGTACATCCTCTAATGCTTTGATAAAGATTTCAGACGTGTCCTTGTTATAGAAGACCCAGTAAGCGGGCAAGCCTACGCATTCTTGGTACGTGACAAGCTGCGTCAAGTAACCGCGCTCATCACCTATCCATTTCTTAATCTGTTTGAAGTAGTAGTCGTTGGCTGTCTTGAGTTCGAGTAAGACTTGTTCACCTTCAGGTGTGGTAACAATGAAGTCGGTGTGTCCATCAACTCCATGCCAAGATATACTCTTCTGTGTCTCGTTAACAGTGAATCCCAGTTGGTGTAGCATAACATAGAATGTACACTCAAACAAGTCACCAGCTAAGAAGCGTAACCGACATTGGTTGTCTACCGTGTGGTCTCCGCCTTGCTTAATAAGACCAAACTTCTTGGCAAGTACTTCAACGATGGAATACTTACCGAGACCTGATAGTCGTAACACTGGGTTGTCACGCTCCTCACTGACAAACTGTCGATGGAACATCTTACCAGCCATACCACCAGCGTACTCAGCGACCTGAGCTATGTCGGGGTTAGGTATTGACATCCCATCCCAACGTGCATAAAACAATTCTCTGAAGTCCATTACTGTACAACCTCCGTATTTTGTTGTTGTTGCGTCAACTGAGGAGCAATGTAAGGTACAACAAACACAGTCAGTATGACAATAAGAAGCTTGGCAAACTCTACCAAGATGACATAGTTTTTAGCTTTGACTTTAATGTTCAATTTCTTGGGTACTTCCTTTAGAGCTACAGTGATAGAGAACTTAACAAGCTCGAGGAGTACATAAAATAAGCTGGTCATGTCATAAACAACCTCCGGGTTGAATGATGTGTAAAGCCTACCAACTCCGGCTCTGAGGTGGTTGGCAGGCAGTTATCTAGAAGGGAGCGTCACCAGACGGTGCTTTCTTAGTAGACTTTTTAGCCGCTGGTTTTTTCGTAGCACGCTTGTCGCCTTCGTATTCTTCCAAGGCTAACTCTTCACCGATGATAGACTCGGCAACAGAAGCTTTACCGAAGTAGTCGGGACTGTTCTCATTACGTTTTTCATCTGACTTAAAGATGCGTAGATTAATTTTAGTACCATCTTCAAACTCAGCAAACCCAGACAAGAAAGACTTACCAGATTTAGTTTCTTTAATCCAAAACGCGAGTCGCGCGACGTCAATGTTTTCTTCGTATTGTTTGGTAGACATGGTAGGTACTCCTTAAAAGAAATTAGAATTAGATGGTTTGGTAGTAGACTTGGGGGAAGACTCACGAGGTTTAGCACTAGCTTTCGGTTCGCTGTCATAGTAAGAGGACTCGTAAAGCTTATGAGCTAACCCGAAGTGACGAGCGAAAGCCTTGACAGTAGCACGTTGTATCGTGTCACAGATGTCAGTAGAGTCAGGATTCTCCACTGCGTTGTTGCGGAAGTCACTGATAGCTAACGGGTAGTTACTGTCACCAATAGTAACCGTTACAATACTGTCAGCAACTGAGTATGATGTGGGTACTGCTAGCTCCTCGTCAGTAAGGTGGAGGTGAGCCAGTAGCTCCATGTCACCCCATGAAATGTAACTCATAGACTGCTTCTCTTTTACGTACTTAGAGAAGTCAACGTCACGTAACTCAAGCCAGCGTTTTTTGTTAATCATCCTGTGTCTCCATGCTGTCTATAATGTTTTGGACATAGTCTTCAATCTCTTTCAAGTTTACCATGCCGCGCGGTAACTTGACAATGAGTTCACCGGCTAGTGGTTGAGCGTACGTAACACCACGGTGCTCAAAGATTAGTAGCGGTATGCGAGTAATGTCCATCACCAGTCCTCCTTAAAAAGTTCTTGACGTTTGACCTCAGCTTCGAGAGCCAGGGTTGTATATCCGATAATGTCTTGGTAGTTATCCAGATGTTTGTAACCATCCTTACTAACTAGGCGACACATTTTTGTGCAGGTCATAGTCATGGCGTTACGTGTCTCATACGGTATGCTTAGCCAGTGAGGACTGGAGCGTAACACGTCTACAAGCTGCTCCATTACACGAGCGTTAAGCCAGAACTCGCCGTGAGTCTTACCACGCTCGCTTAGAATCTCTGTCGTTGAGTTTGTCATCTTTCTCCTTTATTGTGTGTTGTTGTACCGTTCGATACTGTCAAAGTAGTCATTAACGTGGTGGCTAACCCAACGAATTGTAGACGGGCTACCATGCTCACACCTGCGAGCTACGTCCTCGTCAACGCCGACTGTAACCGCGTACACGCGCCCGTTGATGCGTCGTGTGAACGTCTTAGTGTACATCATGCCAGTTATCCCCTATAGTTGCAGTGCCTGTAACCTTCAGTCCAGGTAACCAAGGTGTGTTATTAACAACATCATCCAGTATAACACGGACTGACTCAGCTTTGTCAAGGTCACACTCAAAAGTAATTTCGTCGTGAACCGTCATGATAAGGTCAGCCTTACCGAGTAGTCGTTGCCGAGCCTCGATGATAATCATCTTAACGATAGTTGCCTCCGTTGCTTGAATAATAAAGTTGAATGCTTGACGTTCGGCGCGTCCCTTCAGTCCCCAGTCAGACTCATTGACTTCCGGATACCAGCCACGGCGTCCGTATAAGTCAAAGAGTACACCACGGTTACTGCGTACAGCTTTGATGATAGTGTCACGTAAGACCTTACCACTAGGGAATAGGGAGTCTTGTGTCTCGAAGAAACCTTTCATCTCTTCCACTGTCGTACCGGCAGTGACCGCCGCCTTAGCAGGTGACGCACCAAACAATACAGCAAAGTTAAGTGTCTTGGCTACTCCCCTGGGTATGCCCAACACGTCAGCCTTAGCTTGGTGAGGGTCAGCATTGGGGTTATTGTTGAAGTCTAACCAGAGTGCGTCAGCATCCGGGAACTCCCCGGTATCTACCATGTTGTGTAAGTACCAAGAATAGATACGCAGTTGAAACTGGTCAAGGTCAATGCTTACCAGCTTGCGTCCCGGCGGAGCAATGAACAGTGAACGAATAACACCACCGATGTCACCCCGACTAGGGATGTTTTGAAGGTTCGGTTTGCTACTGCTCAGTCGCCCTGTGCGTGTCACTGTCTGGTTATATGAACCGTGCAGCCTGTCATCAGCGTGCGTTTGTTTAAGCAGGCTTTCTCCGTACGTAGATAACATCTTCGTTACCTTCCGGTACTTAAGGATGATACTAGCCAGCGGGTTACCACACTCCTCAAGTGTGTCACTGTCTGACTTGTCAAGACCAAGTACATTACCTACTTGTTGTGATGACGCCGGGTTAAACGGTTCCCACATTGCCCACTTGTATTCTTCACCGTGTTCAACTAGACACCACTTACCAATCTCCGGGTCAGTGCTGACTTGCTCGTCAGGGCGCATACGTTTTGTCTTAGACTTGCGACCTAGTTGTGGAGGTACAGACTTTAGAAGCGGGTCATCTAGTAGTTCTAGTTGTTCAGCCTCCAGTCCTTTTAGTACATCAAACCAGCGTTCCTTGTCAACGTGTACACCACGGACTTCCATGTCAATGATGCAACGAATGAAAGGTAACTCAACTGAGAAGTACAGAGATTGAAGCGGCTTGATAGATGACAGAAGTTTGTAGTATTCATTGAACGCTGCCTCTGTAATCTCTACGTCACGCTTGCAGTACGTACCCATCTGTTCAGTGTATCCGTCATTGAAGCTTGACGATGTTAACTTGGGATACCCTAGCACTTCACCAAGACTAGCTAGTGAGTGCGACTCAGTAGGTGCGACTAAGTAATGTATGAGCATGGTGTCATGGAAAGCCTTGATGTTCTGTACACCAATAGACTCAGCGACCCATAAGTCAAAGGCAGCATTGTGAAATACCGGAACGTACCCGTCGTCAATGAAACTTTGAAGTACGTCCTTGATATTATCGGTAACAACTTGAGGTGGTGCGCCTTGGAGTTTATACCCAAGACACCACACATCAGTAAGCTGCCTGTCCACTGCGCCTTCGTTAGTTTCAAAGTCACAGAAGATAAGCTTAGTCATTAGTAACCTCCCATTTATTTATTAGGTTAACAGCGTACCGGACAGAGTTAGTAGCGTCATGTACTTTAGCTTTGACACCATCGAAACCGGGTACGAATGCTAAGTGTTTCTTAGCGGAAGCTAATGCGTACTCAGCTTCTTCAATGTGTAGTTGGATACAATTCAATTCAGTAAAACTTAAAGCTGTCCCGTTAGTTTCCATTGTTCAATTCGCTCCTGTAAATTTGGTACTGTACACCATGCGTAACCCTTACGTTCTAACCATTCAGAGATAGTGGTAGAACTGCGGGGGGCATATCGTTGGAAAGGATTTTGTAATACGAATAGAAGGATTCCACTCATCGATGACCGAAGAGCGTTGAACTTCTGTACGTCGTCTTTCCAAAGTTTCCCCTTCACTTCGATGTACAATGTCATCCCGT